GTTCACCACAAATTACAATCAACGGGCGATATACAAGTCGATGTTTCTGGCGGATTTACGACTATACAAACGGAAACGTTCACAAATATATTAGGCAGTACGGATTTAATGGACGGCGCCGAACACGTAGTCAGGTTTATTATGAAGCCTGGGAGCGCGGATATTGTTAGCGCGGGGGATTGGGGATGGATGAAACCCAAACAGGCAGACGGAACAGGATCACCAGTAAGGCTGGAACTATCATCTTTTGGCGGTACCCCGAACAGCACTTTAAAATTATGGGTAGATGATGGGGCGTTAGTAACGTTAAAGAAAAAAGACGGCGCAAATGCGCAGTCGAATTTTCAAGTCACGCACGTTGAGCTGCAAGGCGGGCACGTACACGTAACCGCGAACGGTTTAATGGCCGACGGATCCGCCGATGCGTTATCGCTCCCTTTTGTTTCTCTAAACGCGATCCAGGCGGCGGCGGTAAAGTCTAACGCCTTATGGATGGATGAAACTCAGCGGCTTATGTGGCGCGATAACACGGGCGCCGATACGCCAGTAACCCTTCACGGTAATCACCCATGATAACAATCAGCGACGAATACCGATTGCGCGCGGGTATGACCCCCGGTGACGCGTCGAGTGATGTAATGATACAGGCAGCGCTTGACGCGGTTGAAGCCTTAATGAATAGCTACACAGACCGGGTTTTGTATAAAACAGACATGAGCGAGGTTTTTGTTCACAAGGGCGTGTCTAGTATCCAGTTGAAAGCCTATCCGGTCGATGTTGTTACAAAAATAATCGGGGAAATCGGCGCCTATCATCTGGACCGCTCACGCGGAACCATATTTTTAGAGTCTTATAATACAGATCATAATGTGCAGGTAACTTATTCGGGCGGATATGATTCTATCCCGCCCGACCTTAAACTGGCAGAACTGGCCCTGTTTGATTCTGTCTGGCCGCTATTTTCCGGGGCGGCGGCGGGATCCAGCGCGGGAATTAAAACCATCCGGGCCGGTGATTTGTCTATCACATACGACACAAGCAGCGGCGGCGCGGTGGGCGGCAACGCGATACCATTTATCGCGATGAATATTTTAAATTCTTATGTTCGGGGTTCGGTGTGAATACACTCTCCGATCACTTTGACCAGGGATTGAAAACGATTATATCGACCCTGGGGAGCGCTTGCGATTATCACAGGCGCGGGGTGTCGGTGGCGGAGAAGGTGCAGATTGCCATTAGCGCGATCCCTAAAGAGCAAACCGAACTAATCGCGGCGATTGGGATTGATGGAAGCATGGGATATTTGCGCCCTATTACCCCGGCCCCTGTTAAATATGACGGCATAGAAACGCCTGGCGGCGGGAAATGGGCGGTTCATACCGTCGGTGAGATCATTGTGTCGGGTAAATTGATCGGCTACAGATTGGGGCTGAAGCGATGAGCAGCAAAGCGGTTCGGGATCTATTCGAGGCTGAATTCAATACCCTGGCGGTTCCCTATTATTTGACCACGAACACACAGCAAAACCCGGATGATCCTGTTTGGTTTAGCGCAGAGTTTTATAGCGATTTTGTGACACAGGATTGTTTTGGCGGAAATAACAGCGTCGAGCGCGGTACGGTGGACATTCAAATATTCACCCCGGCGGGCGGTGGCCCGGATAGCGCGCTAAACTTCGCCGGGCAGATTGTCGAGCATTTTAGAGCCTGGCGGAAAGGTGAATTAGAGGTTTTTGATTTTATCCCGGCAAACGAGACTGGGAGCGGGGCGGCGGAGTCGCGATGGTATGGCGTTACAGTAAACTTAGAATATAATTTTAGATTTTAAAAGGAGCATATAACTATGTCAGTAAAAAGCACAAAAGGCCTTACGGTCTATATGAGCGGGACCACTACCCCGGCGAAAGTAGTCCCGACGGCAATCACGAAAGCGGCCCCGGCAGTTGTTTCGGTGACGTCAAGTACGGGTATGGCCGATGGCCAATTAGTTGCGATTAGCGGAACAGGCTTCCCGGAACTAGACGGGGAAATGTTTATTGTTGGGGCATTGACGCCGACCGAATTTAAATTGATCGGGTCCGATACGACGGCAACAGCCGGGACCCTTGGCACATCGCCTGAAGCGACATATATGGATGTGACTACGGACATGGACGCGTTATGCCTGGCTACTATTGGCATAAACGCGGAAACGTCGACCCCCATTAGCGTTGCGACATTTTGCGACCCAACAGCAAGCATCCCTGGCGTAGAAGCGGGCGCCGGAACGTTAGATCTCGGCTTTTATGTCGATACCACATCGCCCGGATATAAGGCGCTTTTGGTGGCGGAGGCGGACGGAAACGAACGCGTTTTTGTAATCAATTTTCCGAGCAATGGGGACCTTGTTATGCGCGGTATTGTTTCGTCGGTTACGATTACAGATATACCCCTGGACGGTTCGGCGGCGGTGACGGCGCAAGTGACCCTCTCCAGTAAACCTAAGCATCGCTTCTAATGGATCCTATCAGACTAGAAATTGACGGAATCGGCCCGTGTGAAATGCGCGCGCCTACCGTCGGGGACCTGGCGGCCCACATCGGGGAAATGACCGAAAACGGGCAGGGGTTTTTGATCCGGGCTATATCTTGTTCTATGTATAAAGACGGCGCGCAAATTGAGGGCGTATTGGACAAGATCCCGTTTTATGACCTTACAAGGCTAATCGGCTACATGTCGGGCTTGCTAGGCTTTGAGCCTGACGACGAATCGGACCCGGAAGCGGGAAACGACTAGCGGCCGATGAGGTTTTTTTGTATTCATTGGCCGCGCATTTATCTTGTTTTGTCTGCGATCTTGACCGGATGCCCTGGGCGGAGTTGATGGGCTGGAGCCGGTATTTTAAAGAAAAAGAAACCCCGGCGCCGGACCAGCCGGATTGGGGAAGCCCGCAGACGGTCGCGGATATGTTCAAACTATAATGGCAAAGACAGCGATAAAACTAGAAGGCGCGCGGGAACTCGAAAAGCTATTCGAGTCTTTTCCGCACGCGGTTGTAAAGCGAACGCGTAAAGCCGGACTCAAAAAGGCGGGCGCGCGATTGCGAACTTACATGAGAAACGACGCCCCGAAAAGATCCGGAGAACTGCGCCGGTCGCTGAATTCAAAAATGCTTAAATCCGGCGCGGTAACGGTGGGGCTAAAGCGGAATTTTTACTATAAAGTGCTGGACTTGAACACGGCGCGCGGCCCGGCCCTGGCGCCCTGGTTTTTGGATTCAATTGATAAGCACGCGCCGGAAATATCGCAGATGATAATAAGCGAAGCTAAAACCGCTATTCATAGGGAAGCGGGAAAAGCCTATTCAAGAAGTAAATCACGGTTTAGGAAACGATAATGTCCGATCTAGCAGCGCTACAGGTACGGCTTGACTTGCAATCGGCCGCCTTTGAAAAAGGCATGAAACAAGCCACGCGGTCTATGGATCGCATGGGCCGCAACACGCGCAAAACAAACGGGATCCTAGGCGGGTTCGACCGTCAATTAAGGAACGCCGGGCGGGGCCTGGCGATAATGGGGGCTTCCCTTTTGTCGGCTTTTTCGGTCCGGGCGGTCAAAAACGCGATAGAAACAGCGGACGCCATAGGCAAGATATCGACGGCCGTCGGTTTAGGGTCGACGGACTTCCAGCGCTACAGTTTTGCGGCGGAGCGCGGCGGGATCGCTACAAAACAATTCGGTTCCAATATGACCGCTTTTGTTAAGCGAGTCGGGGAACTAAAGAACGGAATGGGGCCGCTTGTGTCGGGGCTGAAGGGCTGGAACGACGGACTTATTGAGAGCCTGAAAAATTCGACAAGTCAAAAGGACGCCTTTAGGCTTATAGCGGAAGCGGTAAAAAATTCGGGATCCGCAACGGAGCGCGCAGCAATCGCGAACGCGGCATTTTCCCGGTCCGGTGTGGCAATGGTGAACATGCTGGCGGATGGTGTCGAGGGCATGAAGCAGCTTGGGGACCAGGCGGAACAGCTAGGGGCGGTCCTGGACGCGACGCTAATCGAAAAGGCGCAGGTAATTAACGACCGATGGGATTCCTTGATTACCAGCCTTAAAACCAAAATGCAAAGTTTGGTTCTCACGTTTGCGGATACGCTCTCAAAACTGACGGGGCGCTATAACGACCTGGCGGAAGCGGAGGAACGCATAAAGGAGATAAACAACGAACTTGTAGAGCAGCACGGGCGGCTTGCGACGTCAAATATGATTACGGCGATAGGATACCGGCGAAACATTGAGATATTAAAGCAAGAACGTCGAGTGATTGAAGAAAATATTGAGCCTTTGAAACGCCTGGCGGAAATACGAGAGCGCAACGCGGCGGCGGCCGGGGCTGGCTCAGGCCCTGGCGGATCCGGCGGGAAAGGCGGCGGAATCGTAACTATCGACATAACGGCGGTAAATGAAGCAAATACCATGCTAAAACGCTATGAAAAGGCAGTTATTAGCGCGGACCTGGCGACGAAGTTGATCGGGGACAAAGTCAAGATATTGCACCGGCTTATGCTGGACGGGGCGATATCGACGGACCGATATCGGGCAGAACTGGAAAAATTCAGCGTCGAGGCGGGGACCAACGCCCCGGCCGCCCTTAATGCAATGGCTGTAGCGGCGGGGAACCTGGCAGCGGGTGCGATCACGGACATGGTAGACGCGTTTATTGAAGGGTCCCGGTCATTCACGGATCTGGTGGCGAACTTTTTAAAAGGGATCGCTAAAATGATAATTCAGCAGACAATTTTCAACGCAATCGCGGGTTCATCGTTTGGGTCCTTTTTCGGGTTTGGCGCGCGCGCCCTGGGCGGCCCGGTGCAAAGCGGCAAAACTTATCTAGTCGGTGAACGCGGCCCCGAACTATTCACCCCGAACGGATCCGGGCGAATAACGGCAAATGACCGGCTAAACGGGGGAAACACGACGATAAACATCATAAACAACTCGAAAGCCGATATTCAGACCAGCGAAACGAAATCGGCAAACGGTGAAACGTCAATAGAGGTTATGATAAGCGACGCGGTAAAACAGGAGATAAAACGGGGTTCTTTTGATTCCGTGAATCGATCCTCATACGGATTGCAACGGGTGGGCTATTAATATGAACGCGATCATTTTCCCGGCTAGTATCGAACAATGCTTTTTATTATCCGGGTACACCGAACAGGCAGAGCCGAATATTATACGGTCCGATGTTGAAGTGGGACCGGCAAAGACCAGGCGCCGATATACAAAGCCAATCATAAATATAAAGGCGTCCATGGTGGTGACGGCGGCGCAATTGCAGGTATTCGATGATTTTTATCACGGGCCGCTTATGTCGGGCGCTTTGCGGTTTTTGTTTAAGGATCCGCGAACCGGGGTGCAAAAAGAATTTAGGTTTATAGATCCGCCTGTTTACCAGCCTATCACGGCCGAAAATTGGGCGGTTGAGATGTCAATAGAAGTATTACCATGAGCCTTTCCCCCTTAGCGAAAGCGGCAGCACAGGCCCCGGAAACCGACCAGGTATTTTTGATACTTGTCGAAATCGCGCACCCAACATGGGGAACCCCTTTTTATATGGTAGACAATACCGTCGACATTGTAAGCAAGGGAAAAACCTATACCGCGTGGCCCTTTGAACTAACCCTGGGCGCCGATACCGGCGATACCTTGCCCGAAATAAACCTAATTATTGGCAACGTCGACCGATCGCTAGTTGAAATCATACGCGCGACGGTAGAGCCTCCTACTATGGCGGTGAGTCTGGTATTAGCGGCCGCCCCGGATGTGGCGGACGTTTATATATCCGGGCTGACTTTGCGAGACGTCGATTATGACGCCCTAAAAATTACATGGACCTTATATGCCGAATCCCTAGCGGATCAGCGATTCCCGGCGGAAACGATATCGCTATCATCAGGGTATAACGGACTTTTCAGGATATGATCGCGCCCTGGACGGGGAAATATATCGGGGTCCCTTACAAGCCGAAAGGTCGGGATATGTCGGGCCTTGATTGTTTGGGCCTTTTATATTTGATTTACGAATACGATCTATGCCTGGACCTTCCAGATTATGACAATTACAGCCACGCGGATAATGCCTCGATTGAGCAAGTTTTTATTGACGGTGTGACGCGGTGGCAGCGGATCCCGGCTCCGGAAGCGGGCGCCTTGGTTATGCTAACCATTGGCGGACACACTACTCACTTAGGGATTGCAGTCGGTGAAGGAAAATTCATTCATTGTATGGAGGGCGTCGATTGCGCCTTAGATACTTTTGATTCCACGCGGTGGCGTGAACGCATTGAGGGGGTTTATAAATGGAACCAATAAACGGCGCCGGGGTATATTTGCGGCGGAAAATTGTTTCGTCGAACGTAGACCGGACACTAATCGAAAAGGATACCAAAATATCCGATCTTGTGGCCCGGATAGGTCTACCAGAGCCGCTTGAGGAATGTTTAAGCGTATCCATTGAGGGCGAATATATCCCGCGTGATGAATGGGACCGCATAGCGACCCCGCGCGATATTGTTTATGTGTCGGTGGTCCCTGGTAAGAAAGCCCTGAAAAAGTTGCTTCCCATTATTGCCATTATTGCGGTGATTGCATCGGCGGGAGTGCTGGCGCCAATGCTGGCGCCGGTAATTGGTGTATCCGTCGCTACCGCGTCTACAATGATCATGTTTGTCGGTATTCTGGCCGTCAATGCCCTATTCCCGCCCCCGAAGCCGGACGCCCTATCAGTTCCGCCACAGGGCGGGATTGGGTACGGCGGCGGCGGTGGTGGCGGTGGTGGTGGCGGTGGCGGGGGATCCGATAGCGCAGGATTCCAGGGAACGACGGGGATCCGCAATACAGCCCGGCCGCACGGTGCGATCAGATCCATATACGGCACGCATAAAGTGGCCCCGGATATCGCAGCGGAAAGCATGGTTTTAACGAATGGACTTGTTCAGACCCTTTACAGCGTTTTTGATTTTGGGTACGGGGTGATAGACCTGGCCGATATAAGAATAGGAAACACGCCTATATCACGATATAAGGGCGCGCAGTACAAAATCCACACCGGCTACACGGACGGAGCGCTTACGTATTATAAGAACGACCACACCACGGACGGCCACGCGGTAGAGATCCGAACGGCCACGATAACCAGGGCGGCCCCGTCCATTGAATCAGATGAAATTAGCATAGATGTATCGTTTGATGGTGGACTTGACCAGTACGACAAAGAACGCGCGAGATATAGGGGCTGGCGCGCGGGCTTTAATATCACATTCAGGAACATAGACACAGGCGCAACGGTCGATCTTTACAGTTGCCGTTTTGTTAAATTTTCGGGATCCGCGACGAAGTACAATAATTCGTCGTTTTATATGGACCGTAAAACGCAAAAAGGCTTTATATTTTCGATCACGGCCGGGCTACCGACTAAAGGCGCCTGGGAGGTTAGGATCGCACGCCCTACCCGGTGGCCGGTCCGCTACGATGCTTTTAATTCACGGCGAAGCTGGATTGATAAAGCGACGCTTGTCGGTATCCGGTCGGTAACGTATCAAAAAACCCTGGATTTTATAAAGCCTCACACCATACTAGAGCTACGATTGACGGCAACGGACCAGCTAAACGGCGCGATCGATTCACTTACGGCCATAGCGTCGCGAAAGTTGCAGCGGTGGGACGGGACAAAATGGCTTGCGAGTGCTAAAACATCAAACCCGGCATGGATGGCCTTAGACATTTTAAGGGGTCCGGCCAATCCTCAACCCTTGGCAAGCGATAGAATAAATTTGCAGTCGTTTTTGGATTGGGCCAAATTTTGCGATAAAACGGCGCCGGGCGGCGGGGCCTATTACCAGGCGTCCGCAAACTGGGACGGTATCTCGACCGTATTCGACCGTTTAAAGGATATTCTGGCAACGGGACGCGCGACTATCTCACTACGCGAAAACAAATATACGGTGATATGGGACCATTTTCCCACGGTCCCGGTGCAAATGTTTACGCCCCGCAATTCCTGGGACTTTTCAGCCTCGAAAGTTTTTCCTAAAATCCCGCACGCGTTAAAAATGTCGTTTATCGACCCGGCGGCGGATTGGCAAAAAGTTGATCGTATTGTTTATAACGACGGGTTCAATTCAGGCAACGCGGATTATTTTGAATCTTTGAGCCTCCCATTATGCACGCGCAGCGCGCAAGCCTGGCGGGACGGTCGGTATTTTCTGGCGCAAGGGAAGCTACGGCCCGAAACTTTTACAATACATTGTGATATTGAAAACCTGATATGTGAACGCGGGGACCTGGTAACGGTTCAATATGACCAGGCGCGGGCGGGCGGGATCCCGGCCCGAATAAAATCTATATCCGGGCAGAATATCCAGCTAGATGACAATATCGTTT